GTCAGGCTTGATCCTGAATTAGAGGAACTAATATTGTCAAGTAAACTGTATTGCAGTGGAGAATGGGTTGAACCACTAATATTTGACGCAACTAAAAGACCAGCCGTTAAAATAAGTGCCACGAGAATGATAAATAATACGTTGAAGAGTGGAATAGACTTCAATTTATATTTTATCTTTGAGTACCATTTCAAGGGCGCGCCGCAATACGGGCATACCGACATATTGTTCGGTATTTTTAAATTGCACTTTTTACAAGTCGCTGAATGTGAAAGGCAATAATGCATTAAAAAATCAAACGCTTGCTGTTGAACAAAATTTAACAACGGACCTTTTAATTGTTCGCTATTTTGGAAGGTCTCGCAGTATATATGTGCTATTTTCTCGGCTTTATCATAACTTTCGAAGTCAACTAAATAGGGTGTGTAGTACATATGAATCAATTCAACACCTGATAAGTTGTTTTCATATCCCCAAAAATCACATATTATTTCATCACAATATTGGATTACTTCTTCAGAATAAGAAGTATATTGCTTTATGATACATCTAATGAGACAGTAAGCTTTTATGGTTTCATGCAATGATCCTGTTTTTCTGTCCTCAGTAATAAAATTATTTAATTTATTATCCAAATCAGCAATAGCTTTAACCATTTTTTTTGATAACAGAATTGCCGACATGGATATGTAATACTCAAAAGGGGGAGTGTCTTCCGATAAAGTAATTTTGCTACCGCAATCTTTGCAAATATATCCAATAGGCGTATGTTTGTTGCAATTATAACAGTAACCCATGATGTCAACTCCTCTGTTTATATCTATACAGCGTAATTTAGTCTGATTCAGATAGCATTAACAGGCTTGCGCCTATCCCACAAACTAAATAAACTATGATTGTCCAATGAAATTCAGCTGTAATATTAATTATAGAACGAACAATAAATAAAAGGATAAAAATAGCGGCAAGACATATACGGCCGGCTTTAGATTTACTATCTGAGTACTTGCAAATAGTATTGTAAACCACATATCCAGCTCCAACCGTTCCAGATGCCATACCGGTTACAATCAATAGATCGCTGTTAGCAGGGAATGAGAGTATTGTCAATAAAAACGGAACTTTGCTTGCCAGTTGATACAACAAAGTTAAGAGATAATTTGCTATAAAAAAACTTATAATAGCTAAAATGATTGCCCCGATATTTATTAATGCCTTTTTCATGATGTCAACTCCTTTAAATTTATAAAGCTTCTAGTGTATATAATTCTTCCTTTTTATTTTCGATCATTTTTTCCAATGCTTCTGATGATTGTGTAGAAAGGCTAACTGATGCCATTAGAGAGGCTCTAGCTTCTTTGTATCTTTCAATTTGATCAGCTGGAAAATCTCCTTGTTCAACAAGTTCCATTAGTTCATCATCGGTATATGCATCATTTAATATTTTTCTGTTTTGTTCATAAATCTCATTTTTTTCTCTCAATGCCTTTTCTAGCATGAAAATTTCGTTTTTTAACTTACGGATTTGAGCATAATTTTCCCCTCGGAAATGAGACATCAGCTCGGCGATTTCTGTCTCATTTCTACCGCAATATTTTTCATAAGGCGCTATAGCATCAAACTCTTTGATGATAGCAATAGAGGCTTGCAAATATCGATTCATGTCCATTTTCACTTTTGAAGTGCATGTTCGCATGGTTTGGAATAAATCATATACTTCCGCAAATTCTTGTGGAGAAAGATTCTTCATTGCTTCAAACAGACTAATGAGAAGATTGACAATTTGTGAGATGGAAAGTTTTGCAATCCCACCATTTTTTATGCGATGTATCCTAGCTATTGCCAAAGTGTCGGAAATTCGCCCCATATTAATCACCTTTCAATGTTGTCATATTTTCGCAGATATAGTAATCAAAACTTTCTGCGAAGTTCTACGACCATGCCTAAAATGCGGATTGGCAGAGAAAGTATATCTTCATTGCTGTAGAACATTGGGTCATAAGACTGATTATTCGGAATAAGCAATAGACCTTCGGGTCTTTTTTTTATGCGCTTTACCGTTGCGTCGTCACCGTTCACGGTTACTACGGCGATTTTCCCGGATTCAACATCAGGTTGCAGGCGAACGATTACAACATCCCCGTCACAGATGATCGGCTCCATGCTGTCGCCTTTAATCTTCAATGCGATGTGTTCACCTTTGGCGACCATTTCTTTACTGATTTCCTCATAGTCCTGAATGTCTTCCACCATTTCAATAGGCGTGCCGGCTGCAACACGTCCACGCACTGGAATCCATTCGCTCCCCGGAGTGGATGGCGGAGGGGGACCGTTTGGTGTATCTTCTCGGCCTAGAAGATAATCTACGGATACTCCAAAATAATCAGCTATTTGTTGCATAGTGGAATCATCTAACGATCTTTTGCCATTTTCCCAATTACATACTGTATTCTGTGCGACATTTAAAGCTTTTGCTAGCTCTACTTGTGTCATATTAAATTCTTTTCTTAAACTTTTTAACCTCATGCTATTTTCTCCTTTAATGATAAAATATCACAAGATGAGAATACAGTAAAGAAAATTATAAAAATATCTCAAAAAGGGATTGACATATGCAACAAATGATGTTAATATCTCATTGTGAGATTTAAGCACCACAAAATTATAACAAGGATGATGTGAAATGCAAACATTAAAAAGGCTGAGAAGAAAGAATAATATGACACAGGCACAACTTGCAGAAACGATGGGCTATAGCTCGCAGTCGATTATCGCAATGTGGGAATCCGGCGAAAGAAAGCCGCCATCAGACAAGCTGCCAGAGTTGGCAAAGATTTTAGGTTGTACGATTGATGAGTTATTCACCAAGAAAGGAGGGGAAGACAAGTGATGCAATCCGTAAAGAACAGGGTACGGATTCCACAGGTAAAAGACTTGGCAACGGCAATCCGTATATATTATTCAAGGCATGAATTAGGGATAAAAGATATAAAAGAGCTGTTTGGTGTAGAAAACAGTTCCGCACATAAGCTCAAGGCTATTGCACGGGAGCTGATGGCAGAACGGGAATGTCCTACTTACGATCTGCACAAAGCAAATACTCGGATTGCCTATGAGGCGTGGGGGCTGGACATCAAGGCGATTGAGCAAGGGTATGCTAAACTGCTGAAATACGGATTGTATCAGTCAGGGGCTGATGAAAACAGCGCCGAAAATGAAAAAACACCAGCTTAGTCGCTGATGCCTAAAGGACGTGAAATAATGAGGAAGTACATAATAGCCCTGCTGGTCCTGTTTTTATTGTTGGTTGGCTGTATAGGCGCAGCAGAGACCGGCAGGCTGACCTTTTGGCAGGGCATAGGACTAGCCTGCTTATGCTTTGCAGCGATGGCTGCTGTAGGGCATAGAGCGGACAAGCATAGTACGGAGGTGGAAAGTGATGTCAAATGGGAAAGAAAAATCCGCTAATCCTGAGATTGATCGGATGATCAGTGAAATCCATCGGTTGAAATATGAAAATGAAACGCTAGAGCTTTTTTTAATGGCGTATCAGGAACTGTGCGAAAAAAGTCATTGTATGAATAATACATTGTTAAAGCGCCTTATTTCCTATCGTCAGGCATTTCCTGAATACATTCTTGATTGAGGAGGCGACATGATGTACGCGATACGGTGGCGCAGCAAGGCGTTTCCCGGCGCGACCGGCTGGTACTGCGACGGGGATTGCGAGGTTGAGACCTTCGGGCACCATTTCGAGGCGGTGGCAGTAGCAGCGCGGCTGACACGCACAAAACCGGAAGCGGAATACACGGTAGAAGAATATCGGGAGGAGGACGAACAATGAGATTAAAAGAAGCGCGCGAGCGGATGAATCTGCGGCAGCGAGACGTAGCGAACCGGTTAAAGGAAGTGGACAGCCGGGTAAATACCGCCCTGGTCAGCCGTTTTGAAACCGGCGTATGCAGGCCCACTCCGGAGCAGCTGCGGGCGCTGTGTTCCATATTACAGGAGCAGGCCGATGCGCTGTATACATATTCAGAGCTGGATTATGGCATGAAGCGCAAGGTAAAGCCGGTTTATACGGGTCCGGACACGGAATATAAGATGACAGTGCGAATTCCTGTGGAGGTAATAGGCGATCCCGTCGCGTTCAAGGCGCGGTTAAAGGATCAGGGATATGCGAGTATCAGTCAGTGGGTGTGCCGTGAAGTACAGCGGATCAACAGCATTTACGAAAAAAAGGGGTCTGGCACGGTGGACGCCGCAACCAGACCAAATGACATCATGAGAAGAAACAATATGAAAAAAAAGTTAACTACATCATAACACGTCGGGCGACAAAAGTCAAGGAGGTACATAAATGATGTGCTGTATAAACTGTCATAGCGTATTCGACGAGCCGAGACACCGCGCCTCATTGAGCCTGTCCGGTTACTATCCCGACGGCGGCTATACGGAAAAATGGGACGAGTGTCCCGGCTGTGGGAGCGACGATATTTGCGAATGTATCGGAGTTTGTGCAGAGTGCGGACTTCCGGTATACGACGACTACACAAATTATATAGAGTTGGAAGATGGGATCTGTTACCATGAGCTTTGTGCAATCGGCCAGTACGACGAAGTCACAGCAGTACGATTTCTTACGGAGAGCTGCGCGCCAAGGCAGGAGATCGGGTGGCGCAACTTCCTGTTTGATTACCTGTTTGACATAGGCCCGTTTGCCGACGAACGCCTGTATGACGCGCTGGATCATGATGTGCGGGACGGGGACAGTCATGTGCATGAGATATACAAAGATGATCTGCGGGAGTATATCACGGATAATCCAGATGTGTTGTATGCGTATATCAAATATAAGGAGGAGTAAGCAGGATGCCGCTGGAATCGTTTTCAGAGCTGATGAAGATCGACGTAACACCCCACTGCAAGAAACGCGACGGCGCGCTGTATCTGCCCTGGGGCAAGTGTAAAATGCTGCTGCATGAGCACGGCGCACATACTGTGTATTTCACGCCTATCCGGGAGAACGGCAGTTACCTTTTGGAATCACGCCGGACGCAGAACAAGGACGGCCGAGAAACAGGCTGTTATTTTGTAGCGGTTGACGTAGTGATAGACAGTCTCCGTTTTCGTATGGACTATCCGCTTTTGAACGGGTCCAATCCCGTTTACGACAATTCGCTCAACCAGCTACGTATATCCAATGCGCACGCGCGCGCATTTGTCAAAGGCGTAGCGATCCATACGGGGCTTGGATTCAGCCTGTGGGTGGACGAAGAGGACGCTGCGCCGGAGGAGAATTTGGAACAGCACAGTATTATGAAAATCAAACGGCGCGCGGAGGAAAAGATAACGATGCTTTTACAGCGAGGTATGGAGTTGAAGGACATCTGCGCAGCGCTTGGCAAGAGCGAACGCGAGTTCCAGAAGTTTTTCATGCTCCCTGCGCAGTGGGAGAAGTTTGAGACGGATATAGACAGGTTGATGCGCAAATGATACACGATCAGGACCGGTCGGGGTGGTTCGGCGCGTCGGACACAGGGATAATCATGCGCCGATGGGATACAGATACCTTTTACAAGTGGTGGCTTGAAAAACTGGGGCTTGAAAAAAGTACATACACAAATAAGTACATGGCAGCGGGCAATGCCTATGAAGGCCGGGTGCTGGACTATTTGGGAGTAGAGAAACGGGACAGGCAGATCCGAATCCCGAAATATCGGATACGCGTCAATCTGGACGGCGAGACGCGGGACACAATTCACGAGATCAAGACGCACAAGGATGAATACAAGCTGTCCGTGGGGCATTGGGGTCAGGCGCAGGTGGAGATGTTCGCGGCAAAAAAGGAACTGGTCATCAATTCGTATCGTATGACGGATGCGGAGTATGCAAACTTTTTTCTGCCAATCGATCCGAAGCGGCTGCGTGAGCACCCTATCCCGTATGACTACCATTGGATTACGCGGAAATACCTGCCGCGGATCGTAGTTCTGTGCGAGAGCCTCAAAAAAGGGGCCATGCCGAGTTTAAAAGACGTGCCGCGTCTTGTTATCCCGGAGTGGTAAAACGAATTTGCAAGCGTGAAACGGAGCGTTACAGGTGGAAGGACGAATTATACGGAGCAGCGGCAAAGTCGCCGTAGTGGAGTTAAAGCAGGAGCCGCGCGGTAAAATACTGGACAAACTGGTGACAATAAAGATCAAGCGTCCGCGCCGCAGTTTGGACGCAAACGCGTATCTGTGGATTCTGTGCGATAAATTGGCGGCGGTTCTGGGCAGTACAAAAGAGGAAATATACCAGCATGCGGTACGGGAGGCGGGGCGCATGATTGTAGCGCCGATACCAGCGGAGGAAGCAGACCGTTTTATCCAGTCATGGGAGCGGCGCGGACTGGGTGCGCATGGTACGCGCATGGGCGGTATGCGCACGGACGGGCGTGTCAATGTCCTGCTGTATTTCGGGTCGTCGGAGTATGACAGCAAAGAGTTTTCGCGGCTGCTTGACTATATCATAGAGGAATGCAAGGAACAGGGCATAGAAACCCTGCCGCCGCGGGAATTGGAGGCTTTGTATGCGAAAATGCCTGATTACCGGGCGCACTGACCGGTTGGAGCGGCATCATCTGTTCGGTGGCGCTTACCGAAAAAAGAGCGACCGGCTGGGGCTCGTGGTGGATTTAACGCACGATATGCACAATGAGCCGCCGTATGGCGCGCACCATAACAAGCAAACCATGCTTGCATTGCACAAATACGGTCAGGCATTGGCAATGGAGCGGTATGGTTGGGATATAGACAGATTCAGGGAGGAGTTTGGCATGAACTATCTGGACGAACAGGACATGGGATTGAAGCCGGAACGGTTTCTCCCGCAGATATGGGGGTGGGCTGACTTGTGCCGAACAGGGTCATAAAAGAAAGCATCTGTTACAGCGATGACTTGGATCAGCTTACGGCATTTGAAGAGACAGTATTTTACCGTCTCATCGTTCGTGTGGACGATAACGGACGGATTGACGCGAGACCCGGATTTTTGAGATCAATGCTTTTTGCGACAAAGCAGGGTGTCACCGAGAGGAATATCAAAGAAGCAGTTGCCCATATGGCGTCAGTAGGATTGGTCAGGCTCTACGAAGTAGACGGGAAACCGTTCCTAATGTTTCCAAAGTGGCATTTGCATCAAAGGATACGAAACTCAAAGGAGAAGTACCCTGCCCCGCAGGAAGAAAAGCCCAGCGCATCCATTTCGCCGCAAGTTGCGGCGAGTTGCGGCGAGTTGCGGCCAGAATCCAATCCGAATCCGAATCCAGAATCCAAATATATATTGCCCAAAATGGGCAATAACGAGTTTGATCGATTTTGGCAGGCGTATCCGCGCAAGGTGGCGAAAAAAGACGCGCTGAAAGCGTGGTCTGCGCTGAAAGTTGATGAAGCCCTCGCGGATGCAATCGTCAAGGGCGTGAAAGAATGGACGAAGACGCAGCAGTGGCGGCAAAATGCGGGCCAGTATGTCCCGTATCCGGCTACGTTTCTGCGCCGCGCGCAATGGGAAGAAATACCCCCGGCGGCAGGCTGGAGCAAAGACAGTGCACAGGACTATTCGCAGGATGAGGATGAGTATGACAGGATGGTGATTGAACGTGCTAGAGCGAATAAGGACGCTCTCATGCAGTACGGTAGAAGTGAATGACGGGGATTATCAGGACGAAGACGGCTTTTGGGTATGCGGCAAATGCGGTACGCGTAAGGAGGGCGAATATGAATTCGTCTGGGGGTTAAGCCGTGTTCCGGTCATGTGCAAGTGCCGGGCCGAGGAGAGCGAACGCAAGCGAGAGCGTATGCGCCGGATACAGGATACGGTGAAGCGTCAGTATATGATTGCGGACGGTATGGAAGATATTGGGTATCGCAACCGGACATTCGCAGCGGACGATTCAGCGGACAGCGGGCAATCTCTCATTTGCCGGGACTATCTGGCAAATTGGGAAACGCATCAAAGGACAGGCACCGGCCTGCTCCTGTATGGCGACGTGGGAACGGGCAAGACGTTTTACGCCTGCTGTATCGCCAACGCCCTGATAGATAAGGGTTGCGATGTGTATGTGACAAATTTCCCCTCGCTGCTGGATAAACTGCAATCCGGAGAGCGGTTCCGCACAATGGATCGCATACGAGATGTGGATTTGCTGTGCATTGACGACTTGGGCGTCGAACGCGACACGCCAACCGCGATAGAGTACGTATACAAAGTGATTGACACCCGATACAGGTCGAGCCGTCCGCTCGTAGTAACTACGAATCTTTCCGTACATGCAATGCAGAGCGCGGATACAAAATATTTGCGTATCTATGACCGGGTGCTTGGCATGTGTCAGATACGCGCCAGATTTTCCGGACCATCCCGCCGGATACGGCGCGCGGATAAAACGCCCATAGCTACCCAACCCGAATTTCCGTGGAGGTGATCGCATGAACACGTATCATCCTATGCGAGTATTTGTAATCCCGATGCGGCTTCCGGGATTGAATGAGTACATAGACGCGGAGCGGACGCACCGGCAAAAGGCGGCGAAGTTGAAAAGGCTGGTACAGCGGGATATATCGGCGTGTATCCTCGATCAGCTCGGAGGGGCGGCGTATGACTGTCCGGTGGATATTGAGTACACATGGTACGAGCCTGACCGACGGCGCGACAAGGACAATATCGCCTTTGCCAAAAAATTTATTAACGATGCGCTGGTAGCCTGCGGCGTACTGCCAAACGATGGCTGGCGCAACATCCATACCATGTTTGATATGTTTAGCGTGGACGCGACCAATCCCCGCGTAGAGGTAACGATCTCTCCGTGCTATGACGAGGAGGCAGAGGCTTGACAATCCTGACGTATATCGTCACGGCGGCGACAATGATCGGGACCATCGCAAACAGTCTGCAAAAACGCTGGTGTTTTTACGTGTGGGCCGTGACAAATACATTTTGGATGATCTACAACATGACGATAGGACAGTATGCGCAGGGGTTAATATATTGCCTGAACCTGATCCTGTCCGTGGTCGGGCTGGCGCGGTGGAAGCGCAAGGACGGGCAGTAGCCGTTTTCCCGCCCTACAGGGCAATTTATGCGGACAGGCATAAAAGAATACCCATAAAGGCAAAAGACAATTTGCATACGGCATTTTAAAGGAGATACGGAGGTATACAGGGCATGGCGAATCTGAACATAGTGACATTGCTGGGCAGGCTGACGAAAGACCCGGAATTGCGCAGGACGCAGAACGACATACCGGTCACGACGTTTTCTGTGGCGGTCAACCGTCGCGGAAAAGATCAGGGCGTGGATTTTATTGATGTAGTGTGCTGGCGTAATCAGGCTGAGTTTGTGTGTAGATACTTTTCCAAGGGCATGGCTATTTTCATAGAAGGAAGTATTCAGGTGCGCACATGGAAAGACAAGGACGGCAATAACCGCAAGGCGGTAGAGGTAGTCGCATACAATGTGCAGTTTGCGGAGCCAAAGCGCGACGGCGGCCCTGCCGTGGCTCCTGACTATGAGGAGATCGCGGATGAGGATGATTTGCCGTTTTGAGGAGGTTGGCTAGATGACTGAAATAGACAAAGCTCTGTTCGGCGACCACGAGACGGCGAAGCGGCTGACGGAGGCGGGGGTGCTGCTGATGCAGGGTGACTGCCTTGAACTGCTGAAAGACATCCCAGACGGCAGCGTGGATATGGTGCTGACTGACCCGCCGTACATGATTAACACAAAATCAACAGGAGCAGGGAAACTGAACCCGTGGGGCGACTACTGCAACGCCGCCTTTTGGTATGCGGAGTGGATGCGGCAAGCAAGGCGCACCTTGAAAGATACAGGTTGCCTATGGTCTTTCCTTAACTGGCGGTCGTTTGTCACCTTTCAGAAAGCGGCTTGCGATATTGGCTGGCCGATTGAAAGCGTTCTTGTATGGGATAAGTGCTGGATTGGGCCGGGGGGCAGTAAAGGTTTGCGTCCCTCTTACGAACTGGTTGCACTTTGGGCTATGCCGAATTTCAGATTGAAAAATCGCGGCTTGTACGACATTCAGCGGTTTAAGTGGTCAAGCATTAAGCCACATGGACACCCCGCAGAAAAACCCGAGGCGCTGATGGAGTGGATTGTAAATGAGGCTACAAAACCTGGCCAAATGGTGGTTGACCCTTTCATGGGCAGTGGAACAACCGGCGTTGCCTGCGTTAACACAGGCCGAAAGTTTATCGGCATGGAGTTAGACCAAGGATATTTTGAGGTCGCGAAACAACGAATTGAGGAGACACAGGTGCAAGCCCGCCTCGCCTGGAACACCCGGGCACCGATTCTGAGCGCGGAGGAGATGGAGAATTTTAATGTCTGAATATTTTTTATCTTGGTCTGGAGGAGCAGACAGCACGGCAACTGCTTTGCTAGCTTTGGAGTATGGGGAACCTTTGACGGCTATGGTTTATTGCGAGGTTATGTTTGACGAGGACACGAGCGGAGAAGTGCCGGAACATGCTGAGTTTATTCATCAGGTTGCGATTCCGTGGTTTAAACATCGCGGCATTCATACTGAGGTTCTAAGAAGCAAAAAAACATTCTGTGATTATTTTTACTGGCCAATCACAAAGGGAGACAACAAGGGAAAACTCCACGGGTTTCCACTATCCAGCAAGGGACGTTGCTCAATCAAGCGCGACTGCAAGTTGCCTCCGCTGCGTCAATTTATCCGGCAACATAAGGACGCCGTTTGGTATTTGGGAATTGCATGCGACGAGGACAAACGCCTGAAATCCATGAATCAAAACGCTGTGTCGCTGCTAGAAAAATACAGAGTTACCCAGACAGAAGCACTGGAGATTTGCAGACGGTATGGACTGTTATCCCCGATTTATAAATTTGCTCCACGCGGCGGATGTTTTTTCTGCCCAAATGCAAAATCCGGAGAACTACGGCACTTAAGGGACAACCATCCAGAACTTTGGACGCGGTTGCTAAAAATGCAGATGGATCAGCGGGTGGTAAGACCAAACTCGTTTGGATTTGATTTGAACCTGTTAGATTACGAAAATAACTTTGACTTCGACGATCGACAGATCACATTGGATGATTTGTACGGAATGGAGATGCTGGAGGGGATGGAATGAAGCCGATTTACGAGCCGAAAGGAAAAGCCAAAGAATACGGTGACTATGCCTTGAACATCTATACCGGATGCCCGCACCGATGCTATTACTGCTTCGCACCGAGCGTCCTGCATCGTGACAGGGAGAAGTTTCACATAGATGTGCGGCCCCGCGACGGGATCGTGGAGGCTACAAGGGCGCAACTGAAGAAAGAACATATCATAAGGAAAACCATCCACCTGTGTTTCACCTGTGACCCATATCCGACCGGCTACGACACCACGCCGACACGAGAGATCATCCAGGTTTTGAAGGAACACGGGAACTGCGTCCAGATTCTCACAAAAGGGGATGGAAGCCGGGACTTCGACCTGCTGGACGGGGAGGACTGGTACGGGGTGACCATTGACGGTTCCACCGCAGGACCATACGCGCCGAGTGACCGGCTGACCGACCTGTACGCCGCGAAATTCAGGGGAATTAAGACCTGGTGCTCCTTCGAACCTGTCCTATATGCTGATGCGGTACTGGACTGCATCGAAAATTGCCACGACCTCTTTGATAAGGTGAAGATCGGGAAGTTGAACTACTACCCGTCAAATGTCGATTGGGCAAGGTTTGGACGGGAGGCGGAGGCGCTATGCCAGAAACTCGGCCTGGACTACTACATCAAGGAGAGCCTGCGAATGGAAATGGAGGACAAGCCATGACGCTGGAAGAAGCGATTAAGAACCGTGAGGAATGCCTGCAATATTTGGAGGGCATAGGCCAAAAGGCAAGCCCTGACTGTGTGGAGGCCGTGCGATGGTCTGTTAAGGCGCTGAATGCCCTCCGCCCCGTCAGCCGGGAGCAGGTGGAGAAGGTGTGGAGGGGAGAGTGGTTACATGACCCTGAAACAGGCTATGAACATTGTGACAAGTGTTCACACACTATTTCGCTGGACGATTATCTGAATAGGAAACCACCATTATTTTGCGAGATGTGCGGAGACGCAAAGACGGCCGAGGCCGTGGAGATGGTGATGGAGAGAATGGAGAAATTATACAACGCATGAAGTACGACATTATTTATGCGGATCCGCCTTGGAGGAATCCGAAAAGCGGGACAAATGCGAGAAATAACGAGAAACATTATCCAAGCATGAGTACTGAAGACATATGTAACCTTCCCGTTAAAGGAATTGGAACAGACCGTTCCATCTTATGGATTTGGTGCGTATTTCCGAACTTACCGGATGTGTTCCGTGTTATGGAGGCATGGGGGTATGAATATTATGGGCTCGGTTTCGATTGGTGCAAAACGAAAGCGGACGGGACACCAAAAATCGGTTGTGGCTATTACACAAGGCAGAATAACGAGCTATGCTTGATTGGAGTAAAGCCTGGATTAAAGAACCGGATTAAACCAATAGTCAAAAATGTAGGATGCTCCATACTCGAACCAGCAAGAGAACACAGCAGAAAGCCAGCGAGTGTAAGGGATAAAATCGTTGAAATTTGCGGAGATTTACCAAGGATTGAACTATTTGCAAGAGAAAAAACAGATGGATGGGATGTTTGGGGCAATGAAGTGAATGGATTGGAGGCGCTGAAAGATGCGGAATCTTGAAAAAGGTCAACATATCTTTATTGCGTTTCAGGGTGGAAAGGCGGTTCTTGACAGCCAACTACGGCCCCGCATATATACCAGCCTTGAAAATGCTGACAAGTGGACACCAACAGTCAACAAGGGGAAAATCGAGTATGTGGAGTATGCGCCCACCCTCACCCCGCCGAACGAGTGGGTGAGCGTGGAGGAAAGACTTCCAGAGGACGAGGCACGACAATACATCGAGGACAATCTGGACGGAATTGGCTACTTGTATCCCTGCCTGCTGACCTACAAAAGCCCAAATACAGAGCGAATCCATGTGGTCAGATTCTACTACGACATTATCCAAAAGTGGTTTGTGAATAACGGAGAGAGGCTTTGCGAAAAAGGTAGGTGCATCGCTTGGATGCCGTTACCTGCGCCGTATGACCGCCGCCCGACGGAGGGAGAGGAGGACACATGATGGACATTGAGAAGCTGATTGAGGCTGTGAGGTTATGCGGCAGCACACCGAAAGTAGACCAGTGCAAACAGTGTGCATATTGGACTGGCGGGGATATGAGCAAGTGCATCCCAAAAATGACAGCTGAAGCCGCCACGGCCCTGCAATATCTGAGAGAAGGTGCTGATGAGGTCAACACTGCGCTACGGGAACAACTGGCCGAAAACGAGAAGCTCCGCGCCGACCTCGCCCGTGTGACGGCGGAGAGGGATGCGGCGATCAAAACCGCACAGAAATTAGACAAAATTGTTGGTAGAGTGTGGGGGGAGGAGGAAGATGCGTATGATGACAAATCAATATTGTGCTGACTGTCAGTGGTTTTCTCCGGAGGACCATATATGCATGTCAGATCAATCGGAGGTTTTTTTAACCCATGAAACAGATACATGCCCCTACTGGGAGGATTATGACTATAACATGTACGGAGATGTACCGCAAAGAGATGGTGGAGGTGCGTAATGGACTGGATTAGAGTAAATAGATTCCTGCCAGAACCCTATTTGGGCGTACTTTGTTATATGCCAATGGAGGATCCGTTCCCAAGGGTACACGAGGGATATGTAGATCGTGAGGGGATATGGTATGTGTGCGGTTTCCGAAGGGATTATGGAGAAGTAACGCATTGGGCGGATATGCCCGAGTATCCAGAATAAGGAGGCGACCTCATGAAACTATCCGAATTCCGGCGGCGCATAGACGCGCTGGCCGATGCGCAGATCCCGCACAGCGACCCAGAGGTCACAGTACGAGTATATCGCAACGGTGTTGGCGGTACGCCGACAAGCCCTATAATATCAGTATCTCCGGGGTTTGACTGGGACAGCGGCAAGGTGATTATCACAACTGAGGATGTTTTGTTTTGCCGAAAAAGGAGGCCTGCACATCGTGCTACCTAGTATAATGTGCGATCTAGTAAAATCGGCATGCCCTGAAATGGGTGATTATCTTGTGCCTATGTGCGAATATCACGGAGGTGTATGTCATGCATACAGAGGGTGCGGAAAATGTGTACAAGGCTGATGCTGGTAAGCCAAGGCCAACACTGGTGCCAGTAAGTCTTATAAAAGCAGTAACGGCAATCCGCGAATATGGGTGCTCAAAGTATCACGACCCGGATAATTGGCGAAAGGTCGAGGCGCAAAGATACCGGGATGCGCTTTACCGCCACTGGCTGGCCTATCTTAACGGAGAGCGCAACGATCCAGAGAGCGGTTATCCACACCTATGGCATCTGGCCTGCAATGCGGCGTTTTTGATTGAGATGGAGATGGTGGCAAATGATAATACCTGATAAGGTGCGAATCAGCGGCATTGATTACACAGTTGAGCATAAGGACGATTTGAATGATGGTGAGAAAGTGTTGTATGGACAAGTAGACTATGGTAAGAGTACAATCCATCTTAATTCTACAAACCAAAACCATCAATTTGAGTGCGTTACTTTGTGGCATGAAATTTTACACGCAATATCTACTCATACAGGTTTGGAGCTGGGGGGTGAAGCTGAAAAAATTATAGATATTTTTGCCCACGGTATTTACCAGGTGCTACAGGATAACGAAGGATTATTCAGGGATAGAGCCAAATGAGTGAGTGGATAAAGGAGGCGGCGGGATTGCGAACGTACATACCGGATAATTACGGCATCAGCAGGGCGCGGTATAGGGAGCTGCTCAATTTTTGCCTGCAATATAACGACTGGCGCAGGCAGGCAGGAGATATATACCGCAAAAACATTGAGATGGTAGAGGATTGCGCCCGACAGGCTGATCCCGCAATAGCCGAGTATCTTATCAAGTCCGTTACGCAGGGTATACCGTACGAGTGGATGGATGTGCCGATGAGCCGTAAGCACTTTTATCTGCGCCGCCGCAAATTCTTTTTTTTGCTGGATAAGAGGCGATAAGAGGCGGTAAAAGCCGCCCCGTCATAGGATTAGGGCGGCAGTCTATTATGTGTCCTTATTATCGTACTCTTCAATTATTGGTGCAAAATATTTTTCTTCGGCTTTTTCCCGGGCGTCAATAGCAGCCTCCAAATCGCAAAAACGTCCTAGAGTGATGCTTTTGCGTCTAACTGTGATCTTGGCAATCCAACATTGTTCGCGCGTGCTCCAATATACACCTCTTATCCCGGATTTGCTGTTGCGGTTGGCCGGCCGATCTGGTCTTATAGCTGATACAGTGGTGCCGTCATAATGCCCCATTACATTTTGCGCTACTTTTGCGCGTGCTGTATCCGACAAGAGGCAACCGCAACTTGCAACTTTGCCGCTCAATAGCGCTTTGCGAGTAGTTATAATGGTATTGCCACAGTCGCATTGGCAAAGCCATCCAAGCCGATTCCCGTTTGCAGTCGGTTTTTCTAGGTCGGCTTTGCGGATCACAACGAGCCGACCGAAACGGGCCCCAGTCATATCTTTAGCGCGCTCTCTAATCGCGTCTTTGTGCGCACATCCACAGCTGCGGGTGCCGGACTTACTAGTCAGGGCACTCCGCAGGACTGTCACTTGTGCGCCACAGTCGCATTGGCAGCGCCATCTACGCGTTACTTTGCCGCTCGGAGAGACATATGGTTCCGGGTCTAACCCTAAGACTACGAGCCGACCGAAACGGCATCCAGTTAAGTCTTTTGCGGCTGGCATTAGGCGCGATCCCAGATGTAGCCATTAAGATAATAGCGCTTATCGTTGTACAGGTCTCCATCACGGTCTGAGTTATAGTCGGCTGGATAGATTGCGTCGGCGGCGTAACCAGCAAACGAGGGCTCATATTTCTGCCGCTCCTTCTCGGCCCTGGCGAGTTCTATGGCTTTTGCTCGGCTGATCTGTTCCGCACCTTCTGGCAGGGCTGCTTCCATTTCCGGGCTATCTGCCCATAGCAGGCTGTAGGAGTTCCTAAAATCTCTGTAGTAATGTACATAATACTTTTTCATTCTGATACATCCTTTCTTTGTCTTTATTTCGCGAGCTTGTAAGCAGCGTACTGATTTAAGCTCACGCCGTTTTCCTTGGCAGCTTCCGCCAATTCTTTGTGTAGTTCTTTTGGTATCCGCAACATGAGTTTACCGCTGTATTCTCGTTGTGTTTTACCTTCTGCTGCGCCTTCGTCGATTGCAGTTGTTTCTTCGGCTGTGGGCTCCTCTGGCCCTCTGGTGTCTGCCATAAGTTATCACCTCTTTTTTTAGGATTACTTGCATGTGTTTTCCCTCTCTGCTTGCTTATATAATATCATATTTGATAGCTTATGTCAATACCTTTTTGCAAAGTTTTTATATTTTTTTTGTCCTGTCCATTTGGAGGGGGCTTCTTTTTTGCGCAAAAAAAAGGATAACTGCGGGGCACAACCATTGCTATATAATTATATTAGATACATGGGCGGGAAGGACACCACATGATAGACGCGGCGGGGCGTTGTGGTGTAATAGCGAGGTGAGGATATGGCGCGACCCAAAAAAATAGTGGATGGCAAGGAGCTGTACAACATCCCTGATATGGCAGCAAAAATAGATAAGTATATTGATGAGTGTTGCGCAAAGGGAATAATCCCTGTGCTCAAGGAGTGCTGCTTGCTGTATGGGTGGAGCTATGACTATATCATGGAGCTGCGGCAGATCCCAAAAGATCGCCCGGAGACACCTATGCAACAGTCACAGCGCGAGCAGTTATCCCAATCCGTAAAAAATCTGCTTGGTTGGAGAGAGGTAATGTTGGAGCGGGGAGGATGTAACGGCTCTATAGACAGGACGATGGCTGTATTTTGCCTAAAGCAGTTGGGGTGGACGGATACGCTCCAAACCCAAAACGATACGCACATACACATCAGTCTGACAGAGTGGGACGATGGAGATTAACTTCAGGGTCACGCCTAAGCAACGTGAATTTATGCGGGCCGATGCGTTCGAGGTGTTGTTCGGCGGCGCGGCGGGCGGTGGAAAGTCATACGGGCAGTTAATAGATGCGATTGTGTACGCTATGCGGTATAGAGGGAGCAAGCAGCTGATTCTGCGCCGCACCTATCCGGAGCTGGAAAAGAGCCTGATCCGCGTTGCTAAGGATTTGTACCCGCGCACGCTGTACCGGTATAGTCATTCGACGCACACCATGACGCTGGTTAACGGTAGCATGATTGATTTTGGGTACTGCGCCGGTGGAAATGACGTATACCAGTACCAGAGCGCCGAATATGACGTGATCCGCTTCGACGAGCTAACACATTTTTCTGAGCAGCAGTATACATATTTATTGTCCCGGTGCAGGGGCGCCAACGATTACCCCAAGCAAGTCAAGAGCTCTACCAACCCCGGTGGAGTAGGCCATACATGGGTTAAGGAGCGGTTTGTGGACATAGGCGCGCCTAATACAGTGCACATGACGGATCACGGGACACGAGTATTTATCCCGTCCCTAATACAGGACAATCCCATACTTATGCGCAAAGACCCGGAGTATCTGACGCGGCTGCAAAACCTTGGCGAGAAAGAGCGCAAGGCCTTGTTATACGGGGATTGGGACATATTTGACGGTCAGTATTTTTCGGAATTTGACCGCGATATCCATGTGGTGCGGCCCTTTGAGCTCCCGACGCACTGGCGGCGGTACCGCGTGTTTGATTATGGTCTGGACATGCTGGCGTGTTACTGGATCGCGATAGATGATCGCCGCCGTGCCGTCGTGTACCGGGAATTATACGAGCCGGGTCTGATTGTGTCGGCTGCAGCGGATAAGATATTCCACGCGACGCAGGAGGAGATATACCAGACGATCGCGCCGCCGGACATGTGGAATCGGCACAAGGACACGGGCAGGAGTACGGCGGATATATTCCGCGAATATGGGATCCCCCTGACAAGAGCATCAAATGACCGCGTGCAGGGCTGGTACAACCTGAAAGAGTGGCTTAGGCCATATGAGGATGAGCAGGGTATGCCGGCGGCAAACTTGGTTATATTCAGCTCGTGCAAGAATCTGATACGGACGCTGCCTGCCGTCCAGATCGACGAGCACAACCCAAACGACGTGGCGACGGAGCCGCACGAGCTGACACATGCACCGGATGCGCTGCGGTATTTTATCGCGGGGCGGCCCGTGCCAAACCGACCGCCAACGCCGAAACGACATTATAATTTTGCAGCAGAGCGGCCCAAACCGAAACCCTCCGGATATGGGGAAAGGATTGTGAGGATATGATATACGCGCTATGCGCCTTGGTAGTGATTGTGCCCTTGCTTGTACTGTATGCGTACAGACTGGGTGAGGGCAGTGCGCAGCCTGCGGGCGAGACGGTCAAAAATGTGGCGCGTAAAATTGCCGCGCCTAAACGGAAACCAAAACTGTCGCGCGAGGATTTGATCGCGCAGAACATAGAGCGGTATAACGGCACTGCGGACAATCAGGTGAGTTTGGAGGATTAGCGGATGGCGAGGGACCGGGGAATTACAACTACGCAGACCTGGGACGACTATCAACGGGGGCTGGACTATCTGCGGCGGCGCAATTATTTTGACGATATGGACAAGGCTAACCGCTTTTACGTGGGCGACCAATGGTACGGCCTGCAAGCGGGGGCCGAAACGCCGCCGATGTTTAATTTTATCAAGCCGACCGTCAAGTACAAAGCGTCCGTTGTAAGTCAGAACGATTTAGAGATCGTGTATAACCCTATGGATGTGACGGGCGCGGAACGGGAGCTGTATGACGCAACATGCAATGCGCTCAACCAGCTCGCGGCGCAGACCTGGGAGCGGCTGAAACTGTCCCGCGTGCTGTGGGATGATATCAAGGACAGCTTTGTCATGGGCTCGAAATACCGTTATTTTTATGTGGAGGACGGGCAGCAGCAAATAAAAATGACGGAGATTGCGCCCACAAATATATTTTTTGGTGATGAGCAGAACGCCAATATCCAAGAGCAGCCGTATATCATCATATCCCAGCGCCGCCCGGTGCAGGACGTGCGCGAAGAAGCGCGGACACTGGGCGCAAAAGCGGCAGATGTAGAGAGTATCCAGCCGGACACGGATACGGACAACGAGCTGGGCGACAACGCCGACGAGGAGGTCAATCAGGGTAACGAGCGGTACGGTAAGTGTACAACTCTGGTGCGCTTTGAGCGCAAAGACGGCGTTATGTATGTGTCGCGCGCAACGCGGACAGTCGAGTATCAGCCTCCGACGGCAATAGAGGGGATGACGTTGTATCCCATAGCCGGTATGCTGATTGAGAGGATTAAGGGCACGGCGCGGGGCATGGGAGAGGTCCTGCCGCTGATCCCGAACCAGATATCCGTCAATAAGCAGTTGTACCGGATCGAGCAATCGCTCAAACAATCGGCGTTTCCGCGCCTTGTGTACTCGCAGGATATTGTCGAAAACCCGGAAGACATAGATACGATTGGAAAACCATTGAGCATTGAAAACGGCAATGCAGGAGATATCCGCAACTATATCTCTTATTTAAGCGCAACGCCAATGTCATCGGACGCGTATTCGTGGGTGGACCGCATTGTAAGCGTGACGCGCGACCTTGCGGGCGCAGGCGATGCGGCGACCGGCGCGGTAGACCCGACAAAAGCGAGCGGTACGGCCATTCTTGCGGTGCAGCGGTCTGCGGAGCTGCCCGTGTCGGAGGCGGTAGAGGCGTATATCCAATACCTAGAGGATATAGCCCTTATATGGTACGACCTGTGGAGTACATACGCAGTAGATGGGTTACAGGTTGCGCAGTTTGAGACGGAGACTGGCGCAGAAGGATCTGTGATAGTACCCAGCTTTGAGCTCCAAAATATGAAAATAAACGTACGCATTGACGTGTCTCCGACCGCGCCGTTTGACAAGCTCGCGCAGGAGCAGAGCGTCGAAAACCTGTTGGCAGCGGGGCATATCACGTTCGAGGAATATGTTGAGCTACTTTCCGAAGGATCGGCCATGCCGAAACAAAAACTGTTGGACTTACTGGCGGAGCGTCAGCGGCAGATAGAGGCGCAGGCGAGAGACCAGGCGGCGCAGACCGCTCCGGTAATGCCGGATATGTCCAGCGCGCCGACTGATACTGCGCAGATTATGTCTATGGAGCAGGCCATGCCGGTGGCACAGATACCTACAGATGGTTTGCCCGTTATGGGTTAATCATAGATTCGCAGGAACGCGTAAAAATCCAAAGGAGCAAAAAACATGGATGAAAACATGACAGGCGTAAACGTGCAGGAGGTCGCCGCCCCTGCGGAAACTGCTGTTGCGGCTGAAAGCGTGAATCAGCCTGTGCCCGATGCGGAAACCGCTACGCCAGATGAAGCCGAGGGCAGGGTCGAGGATTCGGAAGTCGCGACCGAACAGCCGACGCAGACAAAAGAAGAAAATGCAGCGTTTGCCGCCATGCGCAGACGCGCGGAACAGGCCGAACGCGACCGGGACGCCGCAAGGCGGCAGGCGGACGAGTTGTCCAAGCACGCGGAGGGCTACGGCAAGCTGCGGCAGACGTTGGAGGGCGTGTTGCAGTCCCCGCTTCCAGATGATCCGGACGCAGCGGTGGACGCATTTAACGCGTCGCAGTGGGGCGTGTCGCTCGACGAGGCCAGGACGCGCCGATTGGCAAGCGAGGAGAAGCAACTGCGTGCGCTGGAGCAGAACCCGGCGTACAAGAAGCTCCTCGCCGAAAAAAAAGCGTTGGAGGCGAAAGCGGCAGAAGCGGAGCGCCATATGATTCTTGCCGCGATCCAGCGGGACGTAGACGCGATTGCAAACGCCTACCCCGATGCACAAATAAAGCGCATTGAAGACATGGACAACGATACTCGCGATGCCTATGTCGCGCTGATGCGCACAAATAAGTATCGTGGGAAACCCGTAGAGGCGTTTGCGCTGCTGACCGGGAGAGAAGCTCCGGGCAAGAAAGCCGCGCCGCCCTCAACCGGCGCGATCAGGAGTACGGTAGTCGAGCAGCCGAAGGACTTCTATACCCCTGAGGAGGTGGACAGGCTAACGGATGCGGACTACAAACGCAATCCCAAACTTCTGGACATTATCCAGAAATCTATGACCAAATGGAGGTAATCAAGTATGGCTTATAACAATTTCAAGCCCACGGTTTGGAGCAAGCATATCCAGCGCGAGCTGGAAAAAGCAACGGTGTTGCAGGAGGATTGTAACACTGAGTTTGAGGGCGAGGCCAAGAAAGGCGAGCGCGTCAAGATTCTTGGCGTTGCGCGTCCTACTATCGGTACGTACACCGGGCAGGACATCGGCGCACCGGAGGATGTGCCTGACACTGCGGTATATCTGCCGATCGATCAGGCCAAATTTTTCAATTTTGGCGTGGACGATGTGGACAAAGCACAGAGCGTAGAGGGCCTCATGGCCGCACTGATGGCTGAGAGTTCGCAGGCGCTTGCGATTGAGCGTGACAGGTATATCGCATCCCTTGCAGTGGATGCGGGCGGGTTCTCGGATTCCACGTCCGTCACGACTGCCGATGCGGCGAAAACTGCGGTGGACGCTGCGTTCGTCTGGCTTTGGGAGCACGACGTAAAGATCGGAGACGATGTAGTCATCACGGTTACGCCGTGGTTTTACAGCCTGTTTAAAGATAAGCTGACTACTGTTGCGACGGACAATATGGAAATCCTGCGCAAGGGGCTTGTCGGTACATATAACGGCGCGCGCGTCAAGATTTCCAATCTGCTTTACAGCGACGGGACGGACGACTATCTCATGGTCCGCACCAAAAAGGCCATCGCCTTCGCGGGCCAGATTAACGAGACCGAGGCGTATCGGCCCGAAGGTCTGTTCAAAGACGCGGTCAAGGGTCTGGACACCTACGGTGCAAAGGTTGTACGCCCGAAAGAGCTGTATGTAATTAAGGCGCACAATTCGTAAGGAGGTATAAGGGATGGCAGTAGCGACAATTACGGCAACCAAAATTGGCAAGTGGAACACGGCGACTACCCTCGGTACGGCGACATCGGTCAGTACGGACGGCGGGTACCTGGAATGGGACGATTCGGACGATAAGCTTGTCCTGATGCTTGCAGCGGCGGCGCAGGCGACCGTTACCGCGAAAGCGGGAGGCGGTATACAGGGTGTAAACGATCTATCTGTAAGCGTCCCGGCAAGCGGGAGCGTACTGCTTGCGCTGGAAAGCGGCAGGTTTAAGCAGGTGAGCGGGAGCAATAAGGGGCGGCTTGTGCTCGAAACGACTGCGGCGGTTAGCGTAACGCCGATTATAATGCCCTAATCAGACGGGGGAGGGCGCGTCCCTCCCCCCTTAAAACCAAAAAAGGCGGTGCGATAAGCCATGACATGGGGCGAACTCAAAAGCAATTTAATTAATTTGGGTTTTGAATCGGACAAGGCATACGGGGAGAACCCTAAACTTTTTATTCAGGCCGTCAACCGGGCCATGTCTCTGATTGTTGGCACAGTGCGATTTACGCAAAAAAAGACGACGGTTACAACTACTTTGGAAAAAGAAGAAATTACGGTAGAGGCTGAGCGCTTCAACCGGATTCTTGCGATAAAGCGGGCGGGCGAATCGACGCCAGCAAACTACACTATTATAGAATACAATGTCGTCCGGTTTAACGAACCGGGAGAATACGACGTGTTTTACGCCGTATTCCCGCAGAAAATTGATGAATCCACGCAGGATACATATGCGATAGATATGCAGGACGATCTGTTGCAGCTCGTGCCGCTGCTGGCGGCGCATTATATCTGGTTAGACGACGACGAGCGCAAGGCGGTCATGTACTGGAACGAGTACGACAGTCTGAAGCAGGAGATTATGATGCGGGACGCGTCGTCGCAACGCGTCCGCGTCCGCGTCGAAACGGGGTGGCAAAGTGGCACAGCTCAAAGTACCGGCGGAGCCTAAAAAATATCAGGCGACATACAGCGGACTTGCGGGGGTTGATCTGTCCAGCGAACAGCGAAATATCTCTCCAACCCGTGCAAGTTCCTGTATTAATATGTACAAGCGGTATCAGGACGGATTCACGGATTTTATCGAGACGAGGCCGGGGCTACGCGTCCTACACGACTACGGCAGCCGGATAAACGGCATATATTTCTTGGAAATTCCGCAGTTGTTGATGGTTGTACATGCTGGGACATCTTTGTATCGGTCCATCGGCGTGGACGGTACGCCACAAGTGATCTACAGTGGTGTTTTAGATGTATATTCAACAGCGTTCGTTCACGAAAAATCCCTGTATTTTCTGGACGGCGAGCACTATCTCAAATATGATGGGACAACCTGTGCGGCGGTTACGGGATATACCCCCACGACATCCATCGGCAGAACGCCGGGGGGGGGCGGCACGGACTTACCAAGCGGCCACAA